CGGTGAGGACGGGCTCTGCGCCGCTGTCGCCCGCTGTGCTGCGGCGGACAAAATGGAGCACGCTGCCCCGATGAAATACGGCTGTGATAATATTGCCCACGCGGGCCGCGCCGCAGAATGCGCTGCCCTCTGCGTAATCGAGCAGGGCACAGGCGCCCGTATTTACGCTCACAAGATAGCGGGCTCCCGCAGCCTCGCCCAGCAGATAACCGCCATCCGCCCAAAGGGGCTCAAAAACGGACGCGGCGGGAATAACTTCGCCCCGAAGATGTATGCGCTCTATCTTACCCTCGTCGGGCTGCACCCGCACGATTTCAGACGAGACAAGGGCAACAAGCTCGCCGTTCATCCACACCGCGGGGCTATCCCCTATGAGCTCCGCCGCGCCCGCCAGTTCGGCAGCGGGCAGGGTAAAGGGGTAGGCGGCGGGGACTTCGCCCAGCACCACCCCATCGGCAGACAGTGCGTTTTCAATAGTGTCCATGCGCTCGGTCAGTGCCGCAACCCCAAGTCCGTCCAGCTTTTCTTCCACCCGCGCCGCGGTGTAATACGCCTCCAGCAGCTCCCGCTCCACGGCAGCCGCTACCAGCTCGGCGAGAGCGGAACCATCCACCTCAAGGGAGCCGCCCAGCTCACCGACAGCGCCCGCCAGCTCTTCCAGCACCGCCTGAACGGTGCTGCCCGTGAAGCCGCGCAGAGCCGCCACACCTATCTGAGAAGCCGCACTGCCGTCGCTCAGCTCGTCCACAAGAGCGTTGAAAGCGGTTCGGGTCTCATCGTGAAGGCACTGCATATCCCTGCGGACCTGCTCCTCGTTCTCCTCATAGGTGGGAAACGCGTTTTTATCGGTCCATATCTTTGTAAAATTCAGCTTTTTAATTGCCGTTTCCTCCTTTCAGCGCTCAAAGGCGCGGTAACGGAAAAATATGCGGGCGGAGAGCAGAGTAAGGTCCTGCCCCGCCTCATTGTTATACATCCGCATGGCGAAATGGCGCACATGACGGCAGGCCGGCATTCGCACAAAGCTGTGGGACCAGCCGAGGCTGTCCAGCATACGGTAATTCATATTGCGGGGCGAAAGCCGCCAGGAATATGCCCGCAGAGGCACCGGCTCAGTGCGCCGTCCGTAATCGCTTATGTAGTCCAGCCGCAGCAGGCTGTCCGTGGTGGAGGAAAGGGTCAGCACCACCTTGTCCACGTCCTTTAGCCGCTCGTAGCCGCCGAATGCCTGCGGAGGCAGGCGATACTCCCGCTCAATGGCTTCACCGAAGTCGAAAAAGTTATCGTAAAAGGCGCATATCCTGCCATTCCTCGCGGCGTAGCAAATATCGCCGCCGTTGCGGACAAAGGCCGCCGCATCCACGTTGGTAAAAAGAAACCAGCTCGGCTCGGCGGGCTTGCTGATGGAATAGTCCCAAAGGAATGCCTTGCCGCCCACCGCCAGCCAGTATCTGCCGCCGTCATTCATGGAGGCGCACTCTCCCTCCTCCGCAGCCGCGGCAAGGAGACCGGGGCGTCTCTCCGTCCCGTCCACATTCCGGCTGATGTGCTGCAGCTCGTTCTCCGAGGCAGCGGAGGTGCTCTGCAGGCGGAATACGCCCCGACGGGAATTGCAGAAAACCAGGTTATTTTCCACCGTCTGTATGCTGCGGGGCATATCGCAGCCGATGATACTGTTTATGGCAATGTATGGCATACTGATGCGCTCCCGTCCGTCCACCTCAACAAGGGAGAAGGATGCCCGTCCAAGACTTCCTCGGGAAAACACCACCAGCATACCCTGCTGCCGCCCGAAACCGCTTATGGGGTCGCCCACAAGGTTATACTGCTCCACGGGGAAATAGCCCGCATCCATGGCTGTGTGGCTGCCATTCCAGAAGTAGGCGTCGGGCTGCGCGCCCGCGCCTGCCATTACGATGCACAGCCTGCTCTCGCCGCCGTAAACCTCCGCCATGGTGCAGTCCATGATAGTCGCCCGCGCCTCGGGATCATCCAGCTCGTAGGTTATGCGCACGGTGTTGTTTACAGGCGGGTCGCTGACAGGCGGCGCGGAAAGAAGGCTCACCACGCCCGTTGCCTTATCATAGCCGTAACCGCTCACCTCTTTGCCGTCAACCGTGATCTCCACCACCTCAGCACCCTTCACGGGCAGGCTATACTCCTTGCTGCCGTCGGCGTTGTACCATACGGTCTTGCGGGCGCTGAGACGGTTTTCGGGCTGATAGAGGTCGCCGCTGCCGTTTTTGGGATCGGCATTGATGAGGATGACGGGAGTGTACGCCGCCACAGGCTGCGCATTCAAATCCTCGTCTATGACAAGGTACGCTCCGCGGGTCTTATAATAGAGCTTGCCGCCGTAGAGGAAGAACGTGCCCGCCGTTTGTCCCAGCCCCGAATAAATGTACTGCTCACTGCCGTTTGCGGGGTCGACCGCGTAAAGGCGGCTGCCAATGTGAAAAATCGCCCGCCCCGCGTAATAGCGTTCGTATGCCGCGATGCCCTTACCTGCGGGACGGCAGACCATGCGCTGACCCTTTCGGGATGCCAGCGCGCCGTCCCGCCAGATGAGGTTTTTCATATCCGATGTCTGGTTGATGTCAAGGCGGCTCTCCTCCTCGAAAAGATTCAGCCCGCCGTCAAGTCTGTCCACGGAAATGCAGTAGGTCTTTGCAGGGGCAGGCACTCTAACTCTCATACCCGAACCCTCCATAGCTGTCCCGCACGCTCAGGCGCTGGGCCGTGGCGGGCTGACGCAGCCGCTCCAGCCGCGCCTCGAACTCGTTGAGCAGGGATGCGTAAAGGAAGCTGTCGTCCTGCATGGCAAGATGCGCCGCCGCGTAGTAGGGCAGCAGAGCGTGCGTATCGGGCGTGTTGTCGGCTCGGTCATCCTCATCGGCGTCGGTGTCGAAGGGCACGGGATAACGGTAATACTCCAGCGCCACCGAGCCGAAAAGGCTCTCGGGCACAAGGAGTCCCGCGCTGCCCAGCAGCTGAAACTCATGGCTGCGGAAGCAGTCGCCGCCCTGCACCACCGCAAGACCCCTGCCCGACACTCTGTAAAAATCCTCGGGCAGGATAAAGCGCAGCCAGCTGCCCATGCGGGCAGCGGTATAGGGCTTGAGCTCCATCAGCTCGGTAATGGGTCGGACGGTGGTGGCGATGAGCATCTGCCCGTCATTGAGCAGCGAGGGCAGACGTTTGAGGATGTCCGCCTGATTGTTATATGTGGGGCTGACCTCCCCGCCTGCCACGCTGAAGCGGTCAAGCAGGCGGAGAGTATCGTCCCGAAGCTGTTTATAGGTCATTGTATTCTCCTTTCGTGAGCATAGTCCTTATATGGAACTATCAGCCTTCCCCCTTCGGGGGGGGAGGTGTCAGTGAAGCTGACGGATGAGGGGCGGCACAAAGTGCCGAAAAAGTAATAACCCACGCAAAAGATTTGTCATGCTGAGCTTGCGAAGCATCTCCGCAGCTTGTTTACTGCCAAGCTGCATTTTCCTGCGGAGATTCTTCGCTGGCGCTCAGAATGACATACAATTTTAGATTTTGCGCGTTATTCCGCACCTCAGCAGCCCCCAAAAGGGGAAGCCTTAGCTCACATTCCGTTTGTCATCGGAAACCCTTATCAGCCGATATGGAGAACGGCCTCGCCCACGGCGATGGGCTTGTTCTCGCCGTCGCACTCGATGACGCGGATGACCTTATGGTCGCCGTCGGGGGTAATTTCCGCGCCGGAGGCGGCAAGTACGGTCCAGCCGCCGCCGATTGCCTCACCAAAGGTGAGCGCGGTCAGCTCGGCCTCGGTGGCTGCAGTCTGATAATACCACTTGTTTGCGGGGGCCTCGGTAAGACCGGGCACTACCATTACGGCGCACTTTCCAAGGTCGGTGCCGGCAGTGGCCACGTCAAGAGGACGCAGCACGCCCTGAGAGCCGTGGTAATAGATACCGTGTGCCTTCTCGTCCAGCACAAAGCAGTCGTAGATGCAGCGGCCCTCAACAAGGAAGCCGGAGATGCCGGGAGGATTATCGTGGATCTTGTATTCCTCCAGCTGCTTGGGCGCGGTTGCCGCCATGGGATGCACCAGCAGGAAGGCGCAGCCGGAGGGCAGGCGGCTGGCGGGCACCTTGACGATCTTGGTGCCGTCCACCTCGCCGATAACGCCCTTCTTCAGCAGTTCCTGAGAGCTGTCGCCGTAGCGGACAAAGGAGCTGTCGCGCTTGAGAAGGTTGGCAAATTTATAGCTGCAGAAGCAGACGCGGCCGCGGTCGGGTACGTTGCGGTCGCCCAGCTTCTCCTGACCTGTCAGCAGACATTCGTATGCATTCTCCGCAGTAATTTCCTCGGATGCCGCGTTGCCGATAAGGGTAGCGGCGGCAGCCAGCTTGCGGAAAACATAGGCATCGTATTCGGGCACGATGACCTCGCGGATCTGTCTGTTGAGAGCCTTGCCCGCATCGGTAGCCTTCATGCTCTGGAGCTTGTCGCCCTTGTCGATAATGAAGGTGAATGCGCGGTCGCGGGAGACGGTAAGGGTCTGCACGTTGCGGCTCAGGTCGTTGGGTGTACCGTAGCGGGAAGTGCCGCTGCGGCTGTAGTCGCTCATGGCGACGGCGGGGATGGAATAGACGTTTACGGTCTTTACGCCGGTAAACTCGTAGTCGTTATTCACCGCCAGCGCCGCCTGAGACTCCTTGTAAAATCTTTCGTCGATGACTTTGCTGTACTTGCTTGCAAGATTGATTCCACCGGACATTGAATTATCATCCTTTCAAATTTAAAATTAATTGCGCTGATAGCGCATGAATTGGGACTTCGTCCATGAATTGAAGCACAGCTTCATGAATTGGCGCAGAGCGCCATAATAACTTTGTCTTTCATGCCCCGCAGGGGCAATTCACGCGAAAGCAATTCATGAAATCGCAGATTTCAATTCACGCGAAGCAATTCATTGTTTTAATATTCCTCGCAAAGCCCCCGCAGGAAATCGTCCACCTCGCGGCTGACAATGCCGCCGCTTCCGGAAACGCCGCCCACGGGTGCCCGCAGGCGGGCAGCCTCATTCTGCTTATGTATTTCTTCCCTGGTTTCGCGGAAGGTGGAATAGGCCTCCTTCAGGCTCTTGCCCTCCGCAGCCGCCTCAATTACGCTCTCGGGCAGGGTACCGCCCTCCAACTCGGGCGCGAACTCCATAAGCTCCGCCACCTCGGCCTCGTAATCACGGTTTTCGTCCATAGATCCTCCTTGTAATATTAAAAATCAAGAATTTGCGGAGCGTCGAGGGCGACGCTCCCTACCCCGATAACCGCCTGCCTCCCATGTAGGGAGCGCCGCCCCCGGCGCTCCGCAGATTGAATCCGCAGTAAATTAACACGGCAAACAAAAAACATAGGGTTAGCCTTCCCCTCAAGGAGAAGCTTAACCCATATTTTCATGCACCAAAGGTGCGCTGGCTCTACATCTTCGCCTTTGCCAACAGCGCTCTTTGGGCAGCGGCAGGCAGCTTTGAGTATTTGGCCTGCACCGTGGTGGGAAGTCGGGTCAACACGCCCGCTTCGGAAATGCCCACAGTCTCGGCTGCGTCCTCCCCGCTGAAATCATTGCGCTCCCTCAAGGACTCAATAAGCTCCGCCTTTCTGGGAATGAGCTTATCCGGGATGCGCTCAAGGTACTCGATAAGATCGAGAGTGCCGTCCCGCCGCAGATTGTCAAGGGTCTGCACCATGGCTATCTCGCTGAAATAGGTGCTTGCGCCCACATCAACGCGCACCCGCAGCCACAGATCCTTGAAAACGGAAAAATCGAACAGCTCCACCACGCGGCACTTCTGCTTCTTCACCGTCATAAGCCCCGTTACGGGGTCGAGGACGGGATCGCCCAGCGCGTTGGAGTCGGTGGTGCGCACTTCGCGCTCACGCACCACGGGGCGCTTGCCGTAATAGGTGCCCATCATGTCAAGAAGAATGGCGCCGATGTCCTCCACCCACTCGTAAAGTCCTGCGCGGGTGTTTTCAAGCGGAACCTCCGCCGAGGACTGGAGCACCATCAGTGCCGAGGTATTCTCGGGCTGAACGGAGCCAAGCTGAGCATCTGTAGCGCCGAGACAGTCCTTGGTGTAGGCTATGGCCTTGTCAATGGCGGCAATTATCTGGTTGCTCATGTCGGCAGGGGCAAGATTTGCCGCAACCTGACCTATGCTCTGCCCGGGCACCACGCCCCGCACACCTATGGCCTGCCCTACCTCGCTGCTCCATGCGCTGATGAGATCGGCGTTATACACCGTCTTGGGAAATCCCGAAAGCTGCAGATGGCGCATTACCATGGCGAACATGGTGTTGATGAATATCTGATTGGGAATGATGCCCGTTACCAGCGCCCTGCCGTGGTACTGGTTCTTCTGCTTCTCCCAGTTGCCCCATGCGATGGGGTAGCGGGAAAGGCCCGTGTCCAGGTCCTCGAAAATAACGCAGTCGCGGGTGGCCTTGGTAACGTGGACGCTCTCCCTGCCGTTGACGGTTTTCTTTGTATAAAGGTAGCAGTAGAGGGCCTTGCCGTCCTCGTCGCCGTTGTCGGCAAGCTCGATGCGGCCGCCCTGACCGGTCTGAAAGCCGTACTCACTGTCGGCGGTGACGCGGTTTTTCTCTCTTGCCTCCCGGCGGAGATTTTCCACTGTATCGCGGCCTATAATGAGTATGTAGGGCTGGTGCTCCACATCGGTGGTGTTGGGATTGCCGAACATTACGTTCACGCCGTCCACAAGCTCCATTCGTATCTCGCCCCGATATGCGCCGAAGCTGCCGCCGTAGGGCACAGCGTCCGCGTCCCACCAGAAGTGGGCGCAGTAGTCGCCGGTCTGAGCGCCGTCGAAAAGAGCCTCTCTCACGCGGTAATCCATCTTGAACTTTTCAAGAAGATTTGCCACCTCCGCAGAAGCGAAGCGGGAATATTCGTCACCCTCCCGCCAGGAAAGGGGCTCGAAGCTGATGGACACTGCGCTGGAAGTCAGCGAGGCCAC